GTCGCCTTGCTGCTAAAAAAACGACCACCTTTACTGCTGTTACAGCTCTTACACATAGATTGCAAGTTATCAGGTGCCCACATATCCCCACCCTTAACTCTAGGTATGATGTGATCTACTGTGTGTGCAGGCCTGCGGCATATGGCGCACTGCCAGCCATCCCTGTCAAGGATAGCGATGCGCAATTTCTTCCACTTGCCACTACCTATCTCACGCTTACTCAATGCCATCCTTTAATCTTGAAGTGACTTAACGCATTACACATAGAGCCGTGTCTTGCATAGTTATACTTGATACCCCAGTCTATCTGCTTGAACCCATCAACAGTAGCCAGATACTTAGACCTACCTTGTGGTATGCCATAGTGTGAGCCATTACGTGCTTTAGGATTCCACCTACTTTCACGATGATATAACTCATCTAAGCAATAGAACTCAGTAAATGAATGATTAAGCTGTATAAATGCATATTGCTTGTAATGTGTTGGTTTATTAACAGCAACGGAATTAGTTTTTACAAAGCAAAGATTAACTATGAATAGAGCGATCCCAACTAGCCAGCACCTTGCGAGCTTTCCCTGTCGGGCTCGCCTTGTGGCTTTGTGAGCCACTGCTTCACTAGAGCCTAGCATACGATGTCAAATCGAGCGTGAAATTTCATATAGAAGTCCATCCAATATATGTAGCATCTGGATTAGCTGCTAACCATTCTTGGCGTAATTTGTTTTGTTTGATCCAGTCCTCAGCTGTAGCAACAGGCATTACATTTGTATCCCATCTTCTAGCTTCAAATAGCCCACCTGTTTAATGCGTGGACTTTTATCAGCAAAATCTGTAGTACGTGGCATAGGCCTATCTTTCCACGCTGGCTTACTCAGTTTTGTCAAGTTAAACGCCCATAAGCCTAAAGGTGTGGCGTTGATATACCAGGCTGTGTAATTCTTACGCACAGCTGTAATAGTCAGCGATTCATACTTAGATTTCTCTATTAGTAATTCTGTGTAATGGTTACGCCTAGCCTTCAACTCGATATACATACGGCTTTGCTGAGATATGCAATCCCAAGTGTCAAACTCCTTAGACCTTTCAAGATCAGGTAAATAGCGTTTTTTAATGTAATTAAACATCTGATCTTCTACGATCATTTCTTTCCACCCCAGCCGCCACCCTTGAAGATAAGCCCTGGCGCTGAATAGATACGAGACATAGTGATTTGACATTTAGGACACTGCATAACAGGCACATCCTCAGTAAATGACTGGTGCGTAGATCCATAGGTGCCGCACTCATTACAGCTATATTCATAGGTAGGCATTACTTTGCTCCTATCAGTTGGCAAGTGTGGCAGACCACGGCTTCGAACTTCCAACCACCACACTTATCACATCTGCATATTTCTGAATCAGGTATATGCAAAGCCTCTACCACATTCTTAACACCAGTGCAACCACATTCCATACACTGATAAGCCTTAAATCCCTGTGGCGTATCTATTTTATTTAGCCATAAGAATTCAGTATCACGCTGGCATCCATTACATCTAAATTGTGGGTGCATTATGGTAATATCCTTATTGCCTACAGTGGCATTGAGTGCAAACCAAGAAATTACCAGAATGTATTAGCCTGTCATCATTACAAGCTACACATAGGTCAATCGATGGCGTGAGGGTTCGCTTATCATCTTCTAAACGTAGAGTGAACCCATCACGTATAATTTCAACATATCCCATTTACTCACCCCCCTCATTATCGCTAGGGAAGAACCAAGATCCAGCAGCTGTAAGTTTTGCCCATCTAGCTTCACACTGGTCAGGCTTTGCAGCACTGCACACGTAGCCGTGATATGCCTTGCCAGTCTTCGCAATACCCTCTTTTAATATCATTATGCCGTGTTTACACTCTTGCGGTTTAGGATTAACTGGCATAGCTTCTATTGCATCACCAACACTCCATACAGTTGGCTGACCTTTTGCACCTTCTGCAAACGCTTCACGCAAGACATTCTCTACAGCTCTAGCCCTAGATCCTGGTGGTGAATAAGTTGCAACCTTTATCATTTCTTCTCGACTAGCCCTTTTGCCCTTAGTTGCATAACCTGCATTTGCAAGCGCTCTGCCGATCGCTGAAGTCTCAGCATTCTCCAATGCAGAAGTTGAATTGACACCCCGATCACTAATGCTCTCACTAGCAAGCCCACTCGCCCACGCTTTGGCATCGGCTTCTGTCTTAAATAGTTCAGCACTAACAATGTATCTAGTGTCTGTGGCCTGTTCAATCTTTGTAGCGATTCTTCCATCTGGATACTCCTTCCAAAACTTTTCCAGTCGGCTCTCGACTGTTTCATAATCTGCTAAGTTAAATGCCATTAGTCATTCCCCCAGGTAAAGTTAATGTCGGCCTCTGCTTCGAGGACTGTCTGGTATATCGAAATGTAAGCAAGTGCATCGATGATCGAGTCACTGTGGCCTGGAGACTCAGTAAGCCGAGAAACCTTGACGAGCGCCATACATAATGCGACTTGACTAGGCGTAACTGGATGGTCGAGGTATGCCGACCACAACTCACTGATCCTTTTATGGTTTGTGTAAGGGTGACCATAGACCGATCCCCTTGTATGCACCAAGTCGACAACATCTGCCAACAGCTTCTCAGTTTTTGTCATAGTCAAATACCTCATCTGACTTTGCTTTGTTTTGTATCATACGGCGGTGCATATCCCAGCCATCTTTACGGCCTCGCCAGTAATGTGTTTGCTTCATATCATCTATACGCATTAGCACCAGCCAATACGCCATACTTAAACCAATAAATAAATATACAGCTAGTTCGAGTGTCATTTGTAGCCCTATCTGTGCGCACATATTTTGTGGCACAGGCATAGTCTTGCACCTGTGTATGACTTTGTGGATTATTTAGGGCTGTTTTATTATAACGATTATATAACGTTAATATCTTCGAGGTCATCGATATGGTCATCGATAGTGCGCTCGGCGTACTCTGTATTAAGCCCCATAGTGTCTGCCTAATGCTGTAAATGAGCCATCCTTATTTACTGGCACCAGGGTCGGTGTCAGGGTCTTGCCACTAGCTTCTAGTATAGCAAAGCCCATCTGCCAATTCGCTGCAGAATAGCGTAAATAAGAGGCTTTTTGTCGGTTCATTAGGTTTCCTACCTCTAAGCCATATAAAGGTCTGTAATGGCTTCCTACGGCCTCTGTATAGGCACTCATACCTAGTCTGTGGGTGTGGCCACACAATACTGATTTACCCCATTTTTTAGCCAGGTTAAGAGCTGTAATACCTGCGTGCTGACTAATATTGCCTTCATCTCCGTGAGCCATCACCCAGTTTGTGCCAGGTATTTCATAGGGTTGTTTTGAATAGGTTATGCCAAGACCAGCAAAATCCATAAACTTTGCGTATTGCAACTCTGGCAGGCTGATTAGCCCTGGCACCTTTAATAAAGTGCTATAAAGGCGATCGCTATGATTACTACGCTGTACAATACATTCTTTGCTGTATTCACTGAGATCCCACAATATCGATTTAGTAAGCTCACGATCAGCGTGAATAGTTTGCTCATAAGCCAAAGGTGTTTTCTCAGCCCATCGGCTAATGGTTTGAAAATCAATCTCATCCCCGACCACCAATACAGAATCAAACTTCTCCCTTTTTGCTAACTTGATTACATTCTTTACAGCTGCTTCGTGATGATACGGCACCTGCAAGTCTGAGATAACTAAGTATCTACGCTTAATCTTCTTCCTCGTCTGGAGTAGGAATACGTGGGATAATTCCATCATCGCCGACTACCCAGTCTGGCATTGACTCTGGACTATCCATTAGATAGAGGGCTACAGACTCGCTAAAACCTGCTTTGCGTGCAGCTTTGAACATCTCGTGCTTAGCAATATAAAACACCTCTAGCTTAGATAATGGCTCAGGAGACTTACGCACCCTGCGCCGATTTATCTTCTTACGTTTACGAGTAGTAGGCATAATTAAATTATGACTTACTGATCAAAACAAATAGATCATCGACACGCTGCTCTAAACGTGAACTTCTTTCATCTATTCGGTTAATGGCATCTTTAATCGATGTGCCAGAATTCGGGCGCAACTCGTTAAGCCAACCCTTAACTAGAAAACGTAATCCTATTAGCACGCCTGATAGCACGGCAATAACGCCAGCGCCAAAGCCAGCCCATTCCCCTGGACTCATTTGTCATTAGCACCGATGCCATAGGCATTATCGGATTTATCTAAAGCCCTAACCGCTGGGCCTGCAAGAGCTGAGATAACTACAGCTACAACAGGATCAAGCCCCAATTCATTACTTGCTAAGAATGTTAAAAATGAAACCAATACGCCACGTGCGTATGATTTTAGTACAGCCTTTTGCTTCTTGCTTATCTTCATATCTTGCCCCCTATTAGTGGTATATCGAATGGACTTCCATTTAGATCGCCTAACTTTGTGAAACTTATATGTATATGTCGCTTGTGTGGGTTAATGCCTTTGTACTTACGCCATTTCCAGTTTAATATCTTTGAGCATATTCTTCCGTTATAGATGACGTATGATAAGCGTGGATCCGATTTGGCTGCGATTCTGATCTGGTCAGCCAGATAAGGTGCGAGGCTGTCGGATGACTCCAGCCGAGCATTAAGATCAAGACCTCTGACCCACCCGTGTTCGTCTGGATTATGATCCGATTTTCTGGCGGAGTGACGACTATCGCCCAGCCATCCTTCTGGACTTTTAGTACACCTATCTGGAAACCACGTATCAACTTGATCTCTTAACTGCACACCAGCTGCACATAACTTTGGTTTCATCGTTGCACACTTCCCTAAGATTGTGCTACAAACCGAGGGCTTGTAAGTCCTCAACAGTTAAACCAAGTGCTGCAAGTTTAGCCTGTGCTGCTGCCTTAGCCTGTGCCCTTGCTTCGGCTTCGGCTTCTCTTGCAAGTAGGTCAGCCTTATCTTTTGCAATATCGGCTTCTCTTTGTGCCAATTCAGCTTCAGTCAAATCTCGCTCAATGGTTGTTTGTGTTTCATTAAAGTATTCATAAACCTTCATTTTGTTCCTCACTTTGCATAGCCATAGACTGTGATTTCTCCACTAAAAGTTCCACTGTTTGGAAAAATTGTTAATCCTGTAAATGATGTTGTATCATTAAAAGTATTCCAGAAAAAAGCAATTTCAGGAAGTGCGATTGTGCCTCTATTAGAGGTTGATTGCGCTCTCTTTTTTCGGCTCAAAAATGGTGAAAATATATCTACTGCAAAACCTGTTTCATCACCAGCACTAACACCAAATCTGCCTTTATCTTGGGCAGTTAATCTAAAACTGTTTGTTGCTGTGCTGCTAACATCTTGACCTTGTAAATAATAATTTGAGGTTGTGTTGTCTGAACCTGAAACCCGATACCTAAATAATAAATCAGTGCTTGCAGAACTGCTACTAAAAGTAGCTACAACTCTGTAATTGTCATAAGTTGTAGAAAATACATCGTTCAAAGTTGCGGATGATGCTGCTGAAACAGTTACTGTGCTGCCAATTTTTACCAATCCAGCACTACTAGCAGGAGTTGCCCACTCTGGAGCAGTCGCACCAGAATTTACTTGCAAGACTTGCCCCGCTGTGCCTATTCCTAATCTAGCTGGTGTTGATCCACTTGAAGAATAAATCATATCGCCAGTAGTTGTCATTGGGTTGGTCATACCTGTCGTATCTAAGTTTGCCCAAGCGCTACCTGTGTAATAAGTGGTTACGTTTGTATCTTTAAGATATGCGAAGTTACCTTCTTGTGGTGAGGTTACTGCGGCATCTCTAGCTGCTGCGCTGGCAAAGACCCACACGCCTTGCATTAAATAGCCATCTACATCGGCTGCGGTTAATACCTCGCCTGTAGTAAAGTCCTTAAACCCTAATCCTGCTGCCATTTTTACTCCTTAGTAACTAAGCACATTATAGTCTAAAGTGCCGTAGATATTGTTATTTAGAATCAGCGAATCGATCACTGGTTCAAGGGTCGTAAATACAACCCTAAAGCTGTTGGGTGTAATGACGTTTTGTACGCCAAAGATCTGCAAGGTTTTGTCCAGGGTAGATCCGCCTGGCTGAGTAGTAACTACTCGGATCGGGTCAAAGAAGTCCAACTCTAAAGCTGCAATTATGCCTGCGTTGTAGTTATCGGTATATAGGTCTAACTCAATAGAATCGCATCTAACGCTGGTTTCCGCACGACTAGCGACATAAGCCTGAGCATAATCCAAAGCCACGGCATCGGTTTGCATAAGTAGGTTTTGTAGGTTATAGCTGTGTATAAAATACTTATCAATAGATGCTTGATTTATGGCGGATTGAACTGAGCCACCAAGCCTGCTTACCTGGGCAGAATTGAATATCAGCGTGTCATCTAATTTCCAGTTTGCATTAGCGTATGAGATACCTGTCCCATCATCGTTAAATGTAGTAACTGTGCCACCGATTGATCCAGCGGTTACTGACCTATCTTGAAATACAAACTCACCATCGGCATCTACATACAAAGCCCCATACTCGGATGTGGCAACAGTTTGCATAGCATCTAAAGAAGTGCGAGGTGTGCCAGGATCTGCTTGCATTGTAGTTAAACCTGCATCAACATCACGCATAGATGCTGGCCAGTCGATCTCATCTAATATCTGGTTAATTCTTGTGCCTGACAAATTGCCAGCGGTAGCACCTGTGACTGTAGATATTTGAGCATTTTGTGCAAGCCTAAAAGCATCTACAGCTTGTATGGTTGTATAGGCAACCTCTGTAGCATCTTTAGGTTGCGTGTTCACATAAGATGTGATAAATCCTGAAAATATAGGGTAAGTAGTTGCACCATAAGTAGCAGTAATCTGTACTTTTTTCATTGGTGTCAAGTCGGGGCTGTAGGGACTTGATGGGTTGGTAGGATTAAAATCGCCATTTTGATCTACTATGCGCAGCGTTAAAGTGCCTGTCTGGAATTGATCTGCCAAAGCGTTACGGCCTCTTTGTGTTTGTATGTAGTTAATTTGATTTGACACATCGACAATAATGGCTGCTGAGTCTTCTAATATATTTACGTCTAATATACCTGATCCTAAAATAAAAGCCTGAGCAAAACTAGGGCCAGAGCTAAAGTTGATGTAAGCATTTACTACTGGTACTGTCATTATGAAAGCGACCCAGCGTATGTTATAGATGATCCTTGCTTCTGTAATCTTTGTAATGCTTCTTGGACTGTAGTCAATACTGCATCTTGTGAAATTACTGTCCCTTCTACTGTGAGGTTAGTATTGTTATTAATTACAGTAGGAGCGGCAGCGGCAGCAGATGATGGAATAGGTGCAGCGTTGCCCTGGTAATAAATGGCAGATCCTGCATACATTTGTTTGGTGTAATCGGCCTGAGTTATAAGTCTTAACTTAGCCATAGCATCGGCTGTGCTTAATAATTCTGTGCTTAATTTTAAGGCGCTCTTAGCAGCTTCCATCTCGGCTAGATACTTTTTAGCCAAAGCCTCGTTATTGTCTAGGATAGCCAATTTAGCGTTTAGGCGTAATTTAGTCTCAGCATCGGTAGCCTCACCAAGCGCTTTTAATAATCCTATGCGCTCTAGGTCAAATTTCTCACCAAGTTTATCTATCTCTGACTTAGTTTTTAATTTATTAATTTCGTCTTGGCGTAGTTTGTTAGAAGTCTTTAACCTAGTAATTTCTTTCACACGCTCAATATCTCTAGTAGCACTAGATCCTAATTCATAGGTAAAATTAGAAGTAGGCTTATTTCTTTGTGCTGCTCCTATTTCTGCAAAGCCTGCAAGGTAAGCACCTAATACTGGAATGTTTTTAACATCAAATAAAAATGTGCCGACTTTTCCATCGCCCATTTCTTTTAACTTAGAGATCAAAACTCCAACACCTACAATGGCATCTGCTGTGCTTTGTGCAAAATTTTTCATAGAGTCAGTAGCGGTTGTAATGCCTGTATCTTTGCCTATTAAAGATATGGCATCTAGTAAGCCCTTGCCGATTGTCTCTCTAGCATCCTCGGCTGCGACAGTAAGCAGATCCATCTTGCCAGCATAAGTAGTTAATCTAGCTTGTGCTTGACCAGAAAACTTATTGTTAAGTTCACCTAAAATCTTATCCATATCGCCAGTCTTTAGCGTGGCTTTACTTATGCCTGCGCCTAGTCTGCTAAGTCCCGCTGTGTTGCCTGAGAATCCACGTGTTAAGGCTGCGCTTACCTCTGTTAATGATTTACCTGTAGCAGCGCTTACATTTAATGCAGTGTTTAATGCTTCTTGGCTCTTGGTGATGGATCCTGTGACAGTTAATAATTGCTGGAATGCTGGGCGTAATTGGTCATCTAGTACGCCAGTTACCTTCTGTAAGTTGGCTATGTAGTATTCAACAGACGGAATTGCAAACGCGTTGCCTGTGTTACGTAATTGTATTTCTAAAGATTTGGCGGCCTTCTCATCTTCCATAAATGCAGTAACGGCCCTTTTGCTAAATGCTAGTAATTTTTGAGCTGCAAATACGCTAGCGAAAGTCTTGCCTAGTTTATTGACTGTTTGTTCAAAGGCTGTTAACTCTTTCTTGCCTTTTCTTAATCCTTTATTATCGAAGGTGCTAACTGCACTTACAATTAAATTGGCCACTATGCTGCCCTACGTAATTGAGTTTTATTTTTGAAGTCTGTAGCAACTGTATTTATGGCCTTGACTACAGCTGGTATAACCTTATTAGATTCTTCAAACCAGGCTCTATAAATCAAGCGACCTCGCTGCTTGCCTTCGCCTTTCATCTGGCTAATTGATTCGGCAGATTCTATAAATTGAATGCCAGCATTAGGGTTGAGACTTTGTGAATTAGGAGCGCCCCTGCGGTTTTTGCGACCAGCAGTTTCAAATATAGCACCAGGTGCGGATATGTTGGCCACATAGAATGCAGCAGCAAAGCCACTACGATTGCGCCGATTTGTGCCAGCATTGTATTTTATTAAACTTTTTGCTAGTGAATAATCATAAGCTGGAAATGCCCGATAGTTAATAGTCTCGCTAGATGATGTGCCTTTGCCCCATCCGCTTAATACTTCACTTTGTTGTGGTAAATAACCACGTGCTTTATCTCGGACAATAAGCATCGCTGTTTTAATATCTTTAGCCATCTGCTTATTAAGCTCTGGCTCTACTTCACGCATAGCCTTTTGGAGTTGCTTAACGCCGTTTACCACGACTGGCATTTCGGATCTCCTTAGCTCTGTCGGTTAGGACTTGTATGATTGCGGCATACATTTCGCTATCCATATCAATAAACTCTCTAGGCGGTATCCCTGTCTCTACACTCAGTTGTGCGATGCTGTAAAGTATTGAATCCCGCTGTATTATTTTTTTTCTTCGTCTAACACCTCAACAGTATCTAAACTGTCTATAAACTCAACGCCCCATAAAGGTATCTGAGCGCCAGCCCTGCGTAAGCATTCATAAGCAAGCCAGAAAATTTCTGTTTGCCTTTCGTGCTCACGCAAGACCTTGCTAATTCCTGAGCCGTACTTTAACTCGAAAGCGTACTCGACACCTGGTGTTATCTTGTGCTCTGATACTTCACCATTAGCCCTTGTTATCTTTAGCTTTGCCATTATTACTCCTTAGTTAGAATGCCACCGATGGGGACACTGTTATTGCGGAGTTTACTGTAAAGGACAGACTTGATGTTGCAACCTCAGCCACGCCGCCTTGACCGATTGGAGTCAAGTTATTTACCAAGATTGAGAACTGGTAAGTAGGGTTTGTAGCTGATACAGCAGTGCCTTTAACAGTAATTACTGATACTGATAGGGTCTTGCCAAAGGCTGCGCTAAGTGTCTCATTTACCTGACCGGCTGCCCAGTCATTGATAAAGTCGATAGTAAATGTGCCTGATTGTAGGCCAGCAACAAATTTATGAGCTGTATCGCCCATCGCTGTCACTTCCAGCTCATCTACGATCTGGTTAATTACGGCATTAGTTACGTATGAGCTAATGTCGATTGAAGGTACAGTTGGTGCAGCATTAGTAGCCAACTTAACACCAACGTTATTATTTAAGTATATTGCCATTGTTATTCCTCGTCTTTCTTAGTTTGTGCAGTTGGTTTTGGTGCGTCTTTAATTTGGCCTGTCTTTTTCAAGAAGGCTAAGTCTTCTTCGTGTGTACTCATTTTAACTCCAGCTCGTTAGGATTGATACAGTTATTTCTGATGTTAATAAATCTCCACTAGCTGCATTGGTTATAGCTGGAGCGGAGACACTTGATATGTTGTAAACCAGGGCCGATGCCGCTAGTTTAGTTACTACTGCCACAATAAAATCTTCCATACCTTTTAGATTGCCTTGATTGTCAAATGCAGGTGTAGTCATTAAAATCTTAAAATTAGCCAAAGGTGCAATAGATGTCTGGCTGTTATTGTTAGGCGTGATGTAGGGGTCGCCAGGAGTGACCACCACGCTATTTGCGAGAAGTGTGCTGGGCGGAAAACTAAAGGTAGACCAGACTCCATTGTTTGTTAAAGCTGTGGCTAGCGTGCCACGTAGTGTGGTAATTGCTGCCATTAGCCGACCGAAGAATTTGGGTTTGAGTAAGGTTGGATGAGACCACGTACTCGGTTAATCAGCTGATAACCCATCCGATAAGGGCTGGCACTGATCCCATCCATACCTACCCCACCAGTCTGGCTGACCTGCCTGGCTTGCCAGACATCTACGGCAATTATCATCGCCGCTTCTCTTATAGCTGGGGTCGCACTGTAATCTGTGTCTTTTTTATCTGGGCCTACAACTTTGCCACTAGGAATAATTCTATGGAATGGATCGTTTGCGTGTACTTTAGTAAATTGAATAAATGAATAACCAGATGGATAGTTTGTAAATGCTAAATTAGTTAAAAACGCTGTGCCGATAGACACTGGCGTAGTTGTGCCTGGAAATGATCCAGTAATAACGTGTGAGCCGCCATAAATGTTGCCACAATTTTCTACGCTGATAGTTTGACCTGTTACAAATATGCCAGGATTTGCTAATACTAAAGTAGCAACGTTATTGTTTAGACTTGCACCTACTACTGGTGCTTCGTTATACCAAAGGTATTGATCTAATAAATCTTGTGCTGTTTGACAGCATTCTTCAACTGTTGCAGATGTGTAAAGAGAGCCAATACCTAAATTGCTGCGTAACTCAGCTTCGGTTACATACGTGGCTGGCATCTCTACTCCTTGTCTATAAAAGCTCCCCTGGGGCTAGGGCTACTAAACCCCAGAGGATTATTAAATTAACTAACTTATTAGGTTAGGTTGAAACGGCGTACGCCACCTTGTACCAATACACCAACAGCCATATAGCCGTAAAGTGAGGTCTCAATTTCTCCCGATGTTGGGATATTGGTGGAAAGTCTCAAAATTGGAGACTCGTAAATTGATACTGCAGATGGTACAACGATAAACGCTGACTCATCGATTACTGTTGATACAGCATTTGGATCTACGTATAGATCAAGACCTAATACGTTTCCACGCAGTGATCGTGGTGATGCTTGTCCTGCTGCATTCATTGGTTGTGATGCTGTGTAAATTGGGCGATCAGTTGTGTCCTTAGCACCAATTAACAAATTCCACTGACCTGTGCCAGCGATGTATGCAGTTGCTAGTTCACCTGTTGCAAGATATGCAGCTGGTGCTTGCTCTGCTACGTAGGCAATAAGGCCATTTGATGTTGCAGCTTGTGGGTTAGCTTGTGCGCCACCTGCTGTTAATGCTGCAATTACTGCTGCATCTGTTGCCTTATTGTAGGCACGTGTCATATTTTCCAACATAGCCTGGAAGAAGTCAGGTGAGCTGCGCTCTAGAACCTCTAAACTGTAGCGTTGTAGTCCAGCGTACTTCTTTACTGTCAAGTTTACATATGAAGATACGATGCCTGTCTCAGATGGTGCAGCAGCTTCTGCTGTCTCTGCAACTGTTCCAGATGTTGTGATCTTTGGTACTGAAATTGTCATACCTGCTGCTGGTAATGCACGTGTACCGATTGCATCTACAGCTGGGCGTGATCCAATAAGTGTATCTACTACTGTAGGTACAAACTGTGTTGGATTGAATGCTGGGTTAGTTGTGAATGAGTCATCGGCAGCAGTCAAATACTTTGCTACATCTGCTTCTGCCTTCATAACCCATTGTGCTGATTCGTGGTTACCTAATTTTGCTTTGATGCTGTGTTCCAGCATATGTGCTTGTGTTCTGATTGGTGAGCGTGGCTCTGTATAGAAGGATGCACTAATTGTAGGGCGTGCGGCTTCTACTGGAGCAGTCTCGACCACTGGTGTTGCTGTTGGCTCGGTGGTGTTTTCCACTATAGCCTCACTTTCCGTAGTTGGTTGATTTGTTGCATCCGCTTCGCCTTCGCTAGCGGCAACTTTAGATACCTTTGCATTTTCGCCAAAGGCTGGTGACTCGACTAGGCTGACTTCTTTTAAGACAGCTTTAGTTACATAAATATAATCTTTTTTCTGTGATGATTTAATTACATCTACACCGACAGATAAACCATCAATAAGCTGCTCACTTGCAAGCATTAAGGCATCTGAGCCTTGCATACTTGCGCTGATCTTGAAGCTAGCGTAGATACCATCTTCTGCCTCATTAAATTTCTGCATACGGCCAATAGGCTTATCGTTGCGGTGTTGCATAAGCATCTTGATCTTGCCTGGGTCGCCCACTTCTATTGATCCTTTAGCAAATACGACTTTGCCAGCACTGGTGTTGCCAGGTACTTCAAATGGCACAATCTTGCCTGCAATTACTCTGCGCTCGCCATCTGCGCTTTCAATCTGGCTACTAAACGTAAGTAACATCAGTGTCCTCATTTCCGTTAGGTGTCATTTGTTCCATCTCTTTAGCTTGATCTACATCTATTAAACCTAGTGACAACATTTTCTCTATTGCTTCAAGGCGCTTCATTGTGTCAGCTCTTAAAAATGATTCTTCTAGCGCAAACTTAACTACGTGGCCACGTGGGGTTATATCATCCATAGATAAACGATCTTCAATAGCACAAATGTATGGCTGTAGAGAATATGCAACAAATTCTTTACGACCATCTAAAATGTTTTGATAAGTCATACTGTTATTCATATCTGCTGATATGTAATACGCTGGCACGTTCATAGCCCTGGCGATTTGCGTTGCTAAGTATTGTTGTGCTTCTGAATACATCATATCTTTAGGTGAATACCCAACAGTTTCATAACTTAGTGTGCTAGTTAGATATGCTGTTGCTTTGTTTTGACGTGCTGATTTCCAAGCTGCTAATAATGCTTGCACTTGTGACTCTGGCATATCTGCACCAGTGTTTTTAATAAATCCTGTAGCCATTGGTGTTTGTGATGCCACTGCGCTGGCTTTTTCTAAATCTAGTGCTGACTGTATTGTGCGACCTGCTGTTTGTAATACGCCTTGTGTTAATCCTTGAAATGTAACTAAAGATCCAACACCGACCATAGGCACTTTAGCGCCATCTAGTGTGTAATATAAAACTTCTGTACCTAATTGATTTGTTTGTGCAACTACTCGATTATTAGCAATCCATTCAAATCTTGCAGGGCGTAAATCATCTGCATAAACTTCAGTCACTCTCCAGAAGGCTTGACCAAAAAATACAAGTGAGTCCACAGTCCAACTAATTGTTACTGATCTAGGTTGTCTAATATCTGGTTGCTCTAGCCATAATGGCTTGCCTAATTTTTCGCCTGTAGATTTTTTGTACAGCTCTAAAGGTAAATATCCAATTACACCTTTAATTAAATTTAAGCATCGATTAACTGCTGGCACTTGTGTTGCCAGTGTGCGATCCATTGGGCCGAATCCAAATGTGTTGTAACCAAATTGGAGACTGTTATCTCCCATAACGGCAGGGGCGTATTGCGCTTGGACAGTTTTATTATTGGTTATACCCAAAGCAGACAATAGACCCATATATATACTTTATACCATAAATCGGACTATTGGTGCAAGTTAGACAAAGATTTGCGCTGTTTGTTGTGGCTTGGTTAATTGGCTAACCACCATAGCCAGGCTGATCGCCGCCGTGACTTCTCCAGCTGATTTTCTACGAATGATCCTAAAACCGAAATCGCTAGTCTTTGCTGCACAGTTATTTAAGTGCTGTACTAAGTCTGCTTGACCACTATGAACCATTGTGCCTTGTGCTAGGGCGTTTGCAAGATCCGAGCAAGCCTGGTAGAAACTCTGGCCGCTAATGTCTTGGATTTTCCAGCCCGATAATTCTAATTTAGTGGCAACTGTCTGGGTGGCGTACTTGTCAAAGCAAATAGTAGTCGGATGATACTTACGTGCCCACTCATTTATATCGCTTGCCATCTTCATCTCATCTATTGCTATATCGCTATACCACAGCTGTGCTAAACCTACGGCTATCTTGCCGTCTTTCATTTGACCCATAACCAAAGCGCCTGATCTTCTAGTAGGTGCAATATCAAATGCCATAATTGTTTGAGGGCCGACAGGTATTTCCAGGGTGCTATCGCTACACGCTTCAATAGATCCATACACCCAGGGGCTGACAGTAGAGTCGATCCACTGGCATAACATTTCAGTCCTTGTAGCTTCTATTGTGTTGGTCGCTACAGATTCTTCTAAGGTTTCTTCTGTAATTAAATAACCAAGTGCAGGGTTAGCCATAGCCCAGGCTTTTCTGTCGTGAATCTTGCAGTGCTGTGGTGCTGACCATTCGTAATAGCCTAAAGTGTCAGGTGGATACGATAATGCACGCTCTCTTAAATCATTAAGCACAGTGCTAAACCCATCGCCTGCGTTACTTGTCATAAAGGTCATCGCATTAGGTCTTGCACGTGTTACTGGTAGTGCAGCTGTAAAGGCTTCTTCTGTCCATTCACGGATTTCATCAAGATATAAAAATCCAGCCGACTTGCCTCTAGGGGCGTCTCTAGTAGCTGCGGCTATTTCATACCTAGCGCCGTTTAATAACGTAATAGATTCTTGGCCGTTGGCTAATCGAATCTGTCTTACCTGGTCTTTTAAGAATTGATTATCTTCAATCATATAAGCCACTTGCCTAAATGTATCTAGTGCCATATTTCGATTTGAGGACATACCCAAAACGTTTTTAGTGTCCCATAAGAATAGATGCGCCAGGATTAACATACGTGCCAGGTGAGTCTTGCCATTCTGTCTCGAAATCAACGCTATACCCAGCTTTTTCTTAAAGTTGCCTGTATCGTCGATAGTTAAAAGGTCATCAAGCAGCCAGCGTTGCCAGGGGATCAAGGGCAAGTTAATTTTCTCAGCTAAGTCTGCTACCTCTTGTGCTTTGGAATTACCTTTAAGTAAAGGCGTGTGGATTCTAGGCTCAGTGCTGCCAATTAGCCCGACCCCTCGTTGGGTCTGTTTTACTTCCGCATCATTCTGCATCGAAGTTAAGCGTATCAGGTTTATTAAATGGTGAGTCTGGCACTGTTCGGACTGTCTCAGGGAGAGAAGGTTCAGA